TTGCCTTGCTGTTCAGGAGAATCTGGCGGAAAAACAGGTGTGTTTGCAAAATTTTGTATATCATCCGCTACAGCGGCAAGAGTTTCAGTAGCAAAATTGTCCATGCCCTCCAAGGGACTTCTCAGAAATTCACCCTCAATAATCTTTTGCAAAATTTCATTTTGTTCTGGTGTGAGAGGTAAAGTTGGGAGTTCACAACCGCTTGTATTTACTAATTGTGGATCAAATAATTGTGTCATTTCAACCTCCAGCGTTTACGTTTGGTGATCCGGTTGAAGTGCTGTGACCACATGAGCAAGCATCTGTCAACCTATGAACTGGTTTGCCCTCTGCAAAAACTGTAGAAGAGGCACTACATGTAACCGGCGCACAGTGGGGGCAAATTCCATGTCCTGCTACGGCGTTAAAAATCTGAGCGGTTGGTCTTCCATTTGTCAGCACACTGCTTGCCCCAGCAAATATAGTGCTACCACAAATATCTCCGTATCTTGCAACGCTTGGCATCAGACCTCCACCCAATATTTAGACTTACCATCGGCAAGATAAGCAAAATATTTACCTTTTAAGGTATTGAACCAAATATCACCGACCTCTGGAAACGACGGTTGCTTCTGTGATGTTGTGGTAACCGATGTACCTTTTGAGTCTGCTAGTCTAACATCAAGACTTGCCGCAACATATGTTGGAATATCCCTCATGATTATTGGGGCAACTGATTTAACAGTTTGATAAAAAGACTCAAGTTGAGAATTGATTTTATTTATTTCTTGTTGAGAGATGCCAGCCCTAGAAATTTGCATTGGTCGCTTGAAGGGTCTGATGCTTCCGTTCAGATTGTAAACTGCCCTCAGAGAGTCGATTTTCTCGTTTGTCAAATCTGAATGAAATTGTATGATTTCAAGATTAGTTAAAGGTCTTGGAATACCATGCCCACCCTCTGTAATCATTTCTACAAAATGATATCGTGCCGATGGTGCTTTGTTTCTCCATGAGTCAAAGGCTTCTGCGTATTGTGGTTCTTCTTGATACTCAAAAATTCTAAATCCAGAGGATTTTAAAAAGTTATAATATTCGTCATTAGTTTCACGGGGTATATTTGTAATCGTTTGTGTGTATTGTGACATTTTTACCTCAATTCAAATTAATTGAAGACCCCTGAACATTTACGTTACCATCTGCGATGATGTCAATTTGACCATCCACTCGAAGTCTATAATCACCATCAACATGTGTGTCCATACTACCATCAACCTCTAAGTTTACGTCCCCGTTCACCAAAATGTTTACGTCACCAACAACATGACCGTTTGTATCTTTTGTGATATGAACATTGTTTTCACCAAGAATCGCGGTGTAGTTATCACTTACTACTTTGACAACACGGGAACCATCGGGGTAGATTTCCTCGAAGGTTCCTGCCTTATGATAAACGTGGATACGCTCTGCACCCTCAGTATCATCAAATTCTTGGAGGTGTCCAGACTCAGTAAATTTAACATGATTGAATGGATATTTTGCAGCATACTCTGTCTCTGGTTCTTTGATGTCTTTGAGTGATCCAGAGCCAGCCGGTGCTTGCATTTCATCTAATGAATTTTTCCTCTGTTCAATTGCAGTATCACTTTCCTCACCTCTTGCGAGTCTATTTGTATCAGACTCTTTCAAGCGATCCTCAAGAGGATACTTTCCGCTAGGATCATTAAATCCTGTTGATGAATCTGCTGCCTCTTGTGGTATACCTGATAGTGTGCCAAAGTAAACCGGCTGTTGAAATTTGTTTCCATCTCTAAACCAACCAACAACCCAAGTTCCCTCCACCGGTCCAAGTGGCGTTGTGCCAATACCACTCATTGCTGCTGATGTAATCGGCTGAACAGGGTATGCCCATGGCAAGTCCTCTGTGCTGATTAAGTTTTTTTCTTCTGTGTGTAACCCAAGCCAACGAACCCGACAACGCCCTAGTTCAAGAGGGTCTTGCCTATCCTCCACAACACCTTGAAACATATTAAGCATTTTTCACTCCTTCAAACTGTAAATTTCCCACAGATGGGATTTCGTTTACTCTATAATTTTTCACAATACGCATGGAAGTTTTGTAAGTCGTATACTCCTCATCACCGACAACAAAAAAGTGGTGTAGTGCTTTAATTAAATACACACCTGTTTTTTCTTCATCTACATCAGAAATTTTTAGTTCTGACTCAGGTGCATTTTTCACAACCTTTAGATACACAGTGTCACCAGCAGAAAGTTGAGAGGAACCGCTCACCTCTAGTTTATATTCCATGTCACCAATGCACAAAAAATTGGAGTTTCTAAATCTTCTAATTTCGTAATCAACGGAATTGAAACCATAATCATCACCTTGAACCTTACTATGTCTTGGAAAAAGATTTACGACCGAAGGTAGTGTGTTTGCATTATCACTATCATTAATAATTTTTTTGCGAGGCACAAGTTCAATTTGATCGCTAATTGTTTTTGGTTCAAAGTCTGCGTAACTGTTTGAGTCCTCCGAGTAACTAAAGTTTTCTTTACCCCATTCTTTTGTTGTCATGTCATGAAAGTAGTTTGTGTTTGAAAATCCACCATTTTTAATTTGTGTCATACGATCAAAAGCAACGCCACCAATAACTTTTTGTGGCATGGCAACGGAGCGATCAGAAAAGTGATATCGAGAGTCTTGTGAAACTGGAGTTGCTGATAATCTAAGGCTATCAATATCAGAGAAGTACCCCTTGGGATCTTTGTTTATTAAAAAGTTAATAGGTGAGAAGACGTAGTTGTTAAGTGTTTCAAAGAAAAGATAACCTGTATTTTCAAACGGACTTTTTGAATTTTTTGGCACAGAGTTTTCTGCAATTTGCTTGATCATTTGTGACGGTCGTTGAAAGGGAAAAACATATTTAAATTTAGTTGAGTCTGTCTCATCAATCGTATTTTCTTTCGCTGGATAAAAACGATTAATGAGATCATTAACAATCTCAGAATTGTCGCCGTCAAATTTTTCCGAAATTTGATTTAAAGAATCAACATAACCTGCCTCTGAAATCATTTTTAATTTGATTGTATCAATTTTACTATCTGCTGGTCTGACCCGACTTGCCTGCCCATACAAACGCATTTGAATTGTTCTAAGTTCTTGTTCAATTGGCGTACGATAAGTTATGGTGATGAATTCTCTTCCAGTGAAAGGCACTTTGTCGATTATGTTTTGACCATCGGATATTAAAATACTACCTTCCATAAAATGTTTGGTAATGTCCTCAAAAATACTAATACTTCCAACCATTCCTTTGATGCTTAACGGCTCAGATGCACCCTCTGTGGATAGTAAAATATCCTCAATGACAACATCATTTTGCCTATCCATAAATGTCCGGTTGCTATCCGTCATATTAGTCTCTTACAATATCTTTGTATTCTTTGAAGATTTGCTCAACAACATCTTTTCGTGGGATTCTAATTTTTCTTTTGTTGTTGTTTACTATTTCTTCATACTCTTCATTACTAACGACATAGGTTGATGATAAGTTATAAATGTAGTTGTATAAAAGTGTGTCAGAAAATTCAACAGTTCTGTCAAGCACGGGATGTCTAGTATTCAGTGGATACTGGACACCATCGTTCAGAGGTGTCGCTAAAGGATTTAGAACTTGTTTGGTTTCTGGATCTTCAAAGTGATGTAATGCGTATCGACCATCAACAGCCCTACGAATTGTGGCTCTCAATGTATCTACAACATCTTTTCTTCTGGCAAGAATATCACCTTCTTTAAAAACACCTGTAGTTTTATCAAGTTGAAGTCTTGAATTAATATTGTCAACCACTTTTACTCGTCCAAAAACATTCTCATTTTTAAATTGCTCAACACCTTGATCATCGAAAAATGAAACGGTCACCACATCAGCAACATCCCAACTTAAGTTGGGATCAAAAAATGGCTCTTGCGTATCAGTGGGTGAAATAAAAAGTGCCTGACCATCATACTTTTTATTAATATACTCATCAAGATTCTGCTGAGATAGGGGGTAAGTATAAAATGGATCGAATGCGTTATTGTATAAAATAATGATCCAATGAAACGCCGGATTGTCATAGAATCGTTGTGAGATCGAGTCTGGGGTGTCGTCATCTTCAATTGTGTAAAAATCATAATTTGACGATCTAAGGTAAGACTCCTCAGTAAAAACGACTCTTCTGATGATGTCCTTTACATTTGAAACACTACCGTCTTCTCTAGGAAACGGGATGGTTGGCATATTACTGAAATACATTAAAATCCTCTCATGATCATTTGTCTATTGAGATGTGCGGCTTGTAAGAAGTCAAGTTGAAGGTTGATCTCGGTTGGTGTGCCATCTAAAAAGAAAGAGGATTTGGGGTTTGGGCTATAATCAACTTGGGTGGATGTTAGAAAACAGCGTCCGAGTTTTGGTAGTGATAAATTTTCAGTATAAGAAAAATCACTTACATTTCGGTATAGAAAGTTAATTTCAAATTCTGCTGGAGAAAACAAAACAGCAGAACTAGGTGACAACTCAGGCATCATATGAAAACGGAATGCCTCAATAATATTGTAAACAATCTCAACTTCACCTTTGTTTCTAGGAGCGAAAGAAAATTTCATATCAAACTTTTTAAGATTTGTATTATTAAATAATGCTTCCTCCCTTGGGTTTTGAACAAATCCAAAACGTGCGCGGATTGTTTCATTTAAACCATCAACAACTTTGGATGTAAATTGATTGACTTTATCCAGCACTTTGAGTCCAGCAGTTTCAGCCAAAAGTCTTGTATTGCCACCAACAACACCCTCAAGAATTCTACCGACATCTCCAGTGCTTTGCTCATTGTAACTTACCGTGTCACTAAAAGACAATTCGTTGGGGATGTATAAATTAATTACATCACTGGGTTTTTCATTTTCAACCCTACTAAATCTTCGATCACCCTGAGCAGCAACAAGTTGTGCGCCAGTAGCCGTTCCTGCCCCACCAAGATCCGTTGCTTGAAACCGACCAGTTCCAGTCTGTTGTTGTGTGATGGCACTATTTTCAGCACCTCTTCCGGTGGCAGTTAAACTGAATTCAAGATCACTAGGGTTAAGAGTGCTTAACGCTGTTGAAGCGTCAAATTGAACATTTGCTTGGTTACCGGTTCTGTGGAAGGCTTGAAATTGAACATAAGAAAAAACAGCATCGGGAGAAACTGTATCATTTAGAAGCATGGTTGCCTCTGCCGGAGGATAAGTAAGTGCAGAGTCAGTGTCACCCTTGATGACTGGTATGCCATCAGGGCGTATTGAATTGGGGTTTACTTTATTGAGTCTAAGGTTTCTATCGGTGACTTGATTATCACCAAAACCAATATTTGTATTGACTTTTGTTAGTTCGCCCAGTTGTTCTCTCGCTGCTTTGAGTACCATACAACCTCCTAGATATATGTATGGCATATAGTGGAAGATATAATCCAAAGAATAAATCAAAATATATGGGTGACCCCACAAAAATTACCTACAGATCCTTGTGGGAGAGAAAGTGTATGTTGATCTTTGATGAAAACCCAAATGTCACAAAGTGGGCATCTGAGGAGTTAGCAATTCCATACATGTCACCCGTGGATAGAAAAAAACACAAATACTACCCCGACTTCATCGTGGAGATGAAAAACAAAGAGGGTGTCGTTGAAACTTTAATGATTGAGGTAAAACCAAAAAAACAAACTGAACCACCAAAAAAGCCAAAACGTCAAACGAAAAGGTTTTTGAATGAGGCTAAAACTTATCTAACAAATCAAGCAAAATGGGATGCCGCAAACGCTTTTTGTGAGCGTAAAGGCTGGAGATTTAAAATTTTGACGGAGAAGGAAATTTTTGGCAAATAATGAACTCGACAATTTTGAGCGAATCATTCAAAGTCTTAAAAGCCGATTACCCGAAGGATCGACCGATGATATTGATGAATCAACTGTCCGTGTGATTAGTCCACGATCTATACCTAGAAATATACTTTCCAGAGGACGGGTATATTTTTTCCGATATGCCGTGCCAAAAACAAGACTTGAACTTCCCTACTATCATGTTTATCCTTGTGTATACGCAACTAATGTTGAGAAAAACCATCTCACAGGCATTAATCTTTTTTATCTTGCACCTAAATTTAGAACTTTACTGCTCACTAAATTTAGGGATAAAATTACAGGAGAGGCAAATTTTTCTCGATCTCTTTTTGACTATACTTTTATGAAACGATTAAAAGTCGTCAACGCAGCAATTAAGCCTGCCATCAAGCAATATGATTTAAGACGCACAAGTGTCAGTGGTCTAGAAATTTCTAACAAATTGTGGGATGAATTCTACCTTGGGGATTTATCTACTGTATTAGAAAAGGCGTTTTTAAAAAGAAATTACTTAAATGTTCAGTTGTTATCAAGGGCAGAAATTATTAAAAATTTACTAAATACTGGTGGAGAAGATAATGACTGAACCAATCACACCGTCTGGTATTGATGACTTCGTATCATCATTTAAAAGTGAAGGCTTCCATATTAACTCTCGCTATGCGATTGAGTTTACTTTGATCCCACCAGTTTTTCAGCAGGCGATTAGGAGTAATTTTGGTTCTAACAGAGATTTTGCATCGTTAGTGGCAAAACGAGCAACTCAAGTTAACAGCCCAACAATTTCTTTGTCAACTAGTGATTTGAAAATTACCAATGTGGACTATCAAGCACCATATCAAAGAAACTATGAGGGTAATTTAACAGTTACCTTTCTCGCTGATAAAGAAAATAAACTTAGAAACACTTTTATTAACTGGATTGAGGGCATAAGCAACCCATTTGTTGGTGCATACAACTATAGAATAAATTATGTGACAAATATGCTCATTAGTCAAATAGATAACTCCGGCAAATTTTCAAGAGGTTATCTAATTAGAGAGGTGTTCCCAAGATCCGTGGACGGGATCGCGTACAACGCTGTTGCCGAGGCTGGTGTCTTAACTGAATTTAGAGTGGAGTTTTCATTCAAAGATTTCGTTGTCAATCCTCAAACAGTGCCTACGGGGGAGCCACCACCACCTACACCCCCACCAGCACCACCGGCTCCGTGGCTCCCCGTACAGTCGCTTGAGGATGTTGACAGGATCGCTGGTGACTTCGGACCAGACCCGGACGATGTATCCCCATTCATCGCTCGTCCAGATGATTTAAATAATCCCCCCAATATTTTTGGCTTGTAATATGAAAGGATAATTATGGCAATTCCAAAGATCGTGACACCTGAGTATGAAACAGTCTTACCATCAGGTAAAACAGTAAAATATAGACCTTTTGTTGTTAAGGAAGAAAAAATCTTGCTTATGATGAAAGAAAGCACAGACTTTAAAACAATCGTTTCTGTCATGCTCAAAGTAGTTGAAAGTTGTGTGATCTCAAAGATTGATGTGCCAAATATGCCATACGCTGACCTTGAGCATCTTTTTGTCTCCATGAGGGCAAGATCAGTCGGAGAGACTGTTGACATCAATTGGACATGCAAAGAATGTGGAGAGAGATTCCCCGCCTCGGTAAGTGTCTCAAAAATTACCACAACTGCCCCATATCCCAAAGATACAAAAGTAATGTTGGACAAGAATCTCGGTGTCATCGTAGCACCAATCCCGGCGAAACATATGGGATCAGTCGCAAGTAACACTGAGGCAAACCCCATTGAGGTTTTACATTATGTTATTGAGAGTGTTTTCACTGACGAAGGAATACATAAGTTTAGTGACTACGATTTGAAAGAAAGGGTGGAGTTTGTTGAATCCCTTTCGATGGAGCATGTGAAAAATATTCTTGAAATGGTGGAAACTTTCCCTAAGTCATGTATTCGTGAAACTTTGATTTGCCCACATTGTGGTGCAGAACAAGAAGTGGTTGTTGAGGGACTTGAGAATTTTTTTACTTAAGCATGTCTTATGACAATTTGCAAAGTTTTTACCAGACATGCTTTTACCTTGTGACTCATGCTAAATTTAAACTAAGTGATGTTGAAAATATGATGCCGTGGGAACGTGAAATTTACTTTGCTATGTTCTTGAAAGATATTAAAGATAGAAACGAAAGTAGATCAAATGGCTGAAGACATCTCACCTGAAGAACTCGCGGCTGCGTTAGCAGGACTTACACCAAGTCTTGCTGCTGAGGCGGTGGTTGTCAATGACATTGAACTCCAAAAACTCGTTGGCAACATTCTTCCAGACATTTCAAAAATTGAAAAGTCTTTACAAAAAGGTGTGACGGTAAACGCATCTGGTCTTGCACAAATCTTCAAGCCAATAGTTGATACCTTAACAAAACCTATTTTTGATATCCGAAAGACATTAAGTGGGGTCAAGACCACTTTGACAAGCGGCTTGAAAAATATTGGTGACAAAATTAGGTCTGCCCTGCAAAAAACGATGGACTTTCTCAACACACCAATTTTTGATATTAGAGGTTCAATCACAAATCTCTTTTCAAATGTAAAAGATTATTTTAGTAGTCGCATTCTAACAATCAAAGAGTCACTCAATAACACGTTTAGTAAGATTGGTGAACGCTTTGACAGTATTAAAAATGCAGTGCTTAACCCGCTGACATCATTCAAAAATTTTGCCAAGAATATTGGATCTAAAATTGGTGGTTTGTTTGGTAGAAAAACGAAAGAACAAAGAGAAGAAGAGCAAATAAAAAATCCTGCGAAGTCTGTAATCGACTACATGAAAAAGAGGATTGAGCCTCTGCTTAAGAAAATCAAAGGTGGCAGCGGCGATGATAAGGACAAAGGACTTCTTAGTAAACTTACAGACATGTTGGCTCCTCTTTCTGGGGTTTTAGGATCGCTCGCTGGGGGCATTGGCTCTTTTCTTACCACCACGCTTTTCCCTGCGATAGCGAGTGCAGCCACACTTCTTGCTCCTGTGCTTGCTGCAATTGTTGTGGCAGCAGCAGCCGCAGGTCTAGGCACTATCATTTATAATAAATTTGTGTCACCATTCTTGGACGAGATGGCAAGAAAAGAAAGAGAAAAAATTAATCTTGGTGCAAAGGTAGAAACAGAACAGAGAACAACGGACAAGGGCGGGAAAGCATTTATTTTAGTTGATCCTGAAACTGGTAAAGAGACTTTTATTGATGAATCTGATGTCACACAAGAAATGCGTGATCAAGGTCTGGTTCGTGAGGTTGGTAAACAAACTCTCGGAGCCGGTGGTGGAGAGGTGACTGGAGCATTCACCGATACCCCAATCGTGGCAGGAGCAGAGATGGTAGAATCTCAAGCCGAGGTCGCACAAGAGTTTGGACTTGAAGCAATTACCCCCAGATTGACCCGTCTTCGTCAACAAGAGGACAGAATTAAAAGTCTTGCAGTAGCGGCATCCAAGGCAAAGGGAAAAGAAAAAACCAAAATGGAGGATGCTTTCCGTGCTGCTGTGAGAGAATATAAAGATTTTGTCAAAGGTCTTGAAAGTAATGAGCCATTTATAAAGGCACTCGGTAAACAAAGACACAAAGATTTGATGAAATCAATTAAAGAGACTGATTTCTATAAATCACTTCGTAATACGTCAAGATTAGAAACTTACGGATTTGGTATGCACATGCACCATAGATTGGTGACTACACCGGGTGCTGTTACGGGTAAAGAGGGCGTAGCAGGAATCCCAGAAATGGAAGCAGTGATCAGAAGAAGACAGGAGTTGCAGTTGGCAGCAAACGAGGTGGCAAACGCAGAACAAAATGCACCACCACCTACGGTTGTTGTTCAAAACAATTCCAATCCTATCGTGAACCAATCGGAAAATTACATCACATCCACACTTGAACCAGAGCCAGCAGTGTTTGATTATTTAAACACACAACCTATGGCTCCGGGTGCAGGAGTTTTATTACCGGGAACCGGAAACTAACAAAAAACCCCCGCCGAAGCGGGGGTCTTTGCACACATCACACACCCGTGATGTTTAGTCCTCTTCGGACAACCTTTGGAAGTAAGACAAAGCATCTTCTTCCGAATCAGGCTCGACGCTCTTTTGCGGAGTTTCACTGGTGGTGTCAGTTGTCACCACATCATCGACAGAAGTGTTTTCTGCCGTATTGGTAGGTTGCGAACCGCCGAGGACGGTTTCCAGACGAGTCTTCAACTCATCATAGGATTTGTAGTTTGTCGGATCGACAAACTCGCTGAGAGGATATTGGGTAGCCCAAACTTCCTTCAACTTTTCTTCATCTCCATCATAAAGAGCAGAGACAGAATCAAACTCCGACTTGTCGTAGTTAGGATAACCAGCGACCTTGCGTTGACGCAATCGGAAGTTTGCACCTTGCCAGAAGTCGAATGGGATGATTGGTTCTTCATCCGCAAACTCTGGCTTCATGGCATCGACCAACTTCTGATGAATCTTCATTCCATAACGGAACAAGAAAACTTTACCCTCATTTTCAGGTGCAGCAGGATCAGAAATCACAAGGATGTTGGAGACAAAGTTCTTCTTACGCTTTGTCTTTTGTGAAACCATATCCTTGTTGGCTTGGATGCCGCTGTTCCAAAGACGAGAGTTGTATTCGGAAACAGGGTCTTTCTCACCAAAGGTGGTGCGGGAGTTCTCGATGAACCAACCGCCCGGACCTTGGAAAGCGTGAGAATAGTAAAGCACAGCAGCGTCTTCTTCATTTTCACATTCAGGCAAGAAACGAATGACTGCCGATGCTGTGCCGGAATCATCCACTGTTGGTCGCCAGAAGCGTTCGTCCTTGTAGGACTTCTTTTCTTTGCTATTATCGAGAGAAGACAGTTTCTCGATGAGAGCATCTTTGTTTTGACTACGTTGTTTCAATTGTTCAAACGACATAATTTTCTCCTTTTTCGTCTGTTTTGTTTCGTCAGTTTTGTGTAGACAGTTGTAGTGTAATCGAGACTAACCCAATGTCAAGTCTCATCTGAAAAAAGTTGAGGCTCGCGTGGTAATAGATTTACCTTTTGTGCTTCAACCTTAATTTTTTCAACAATTGGTTTTGTTAAATATTTCGCAACCAATTCGGGTTCGACTTCCATTTCTTCGCATAATAAATTGACAGCCTCCATGTAGCCGCACCGAGTATCAAGCACTCGATCCTCCACTTTTTTGGAGAATGTTTTTTCTAAGTCTTCAAACATATTTTTCTCCATACATACTATGTATTAGGAGCATTCTATGGCTGGAAGCGATATTAGTCAAGACAATATTACCCTTAATCTGGGACTCGGTGGTGCAAACGTCGCTACTGACTTTGTTTCAACTTATGGACCATCGGGCGGTCATTTTCAATATGTAAAAGTTGACTTTGGTGGTGATGGTGCATCATCTCGCGTCACATCTACAAACCCTTTCCCCGTTCGTATTAAGGAAATCAACCAGTCATGGCTCACCTTACCAGTGGGTGGTGACACGATGGGTGGTCCTGTCCCAGTCACAGGCACGTTCGACATTGGCACAATTGGTGTCACAATCAGTGCCGTCACAACTGACCTTAGAAGCATCGCGGTCGGAGTAACCTTTGGTATCGTAAACGCAGTGAGTTCTGACAGCCACGCTGCTTATGGATCACCTTTGGGAAGTTACATCGCTGTTGGCGGCACGGTTTCTGTAGAGTCAATCGCATTGCCAACTGGTATGACATTCGGCACACGCGAATCCTTATCAAGTGGACTCACTGGCATTGCAGGCTTTACCTGCAACTCTGGCATTAAACTCAAGAACTTCCAAGGTCAAGGCGGAGACGCAATCCTTACAATTGGAAATACAGCAGACGCAGCATTCGCAGCCGGAAAGAGTGCAGGTGCATATCTTCTTGGGGTCGGTGAGGAAATCTTTATTGAAATCGACAATATCAACAAACTTTTGTTTAGTGCAATCGACGAGGGTGGAAACTCAAAAGCAGTCTTTACATATCAAGCATCGTGAGGTAAATAGTGTCCAGACATAAGATGAGAAAAGCGAATGCCTCTTTGAATAAGGGGCAAATGGTCAGGCTTGTAAATGAAAGAGTTATCTACGTTCCGCCAATTCTTGGTAGGTGTTGTCGTTTCACAAGTGCTGGTGTTCTTGTGGGATGCAGCGAAGTCACCAACGAAGAATGCTGCTGTCAATCAGATGATCCCAACTGCTATACCGATTGTGACTATGCAGAGTGGAACCAAGACTTAAATTGCACCGACAATCCTTGCACAGAGGATGACGGTGCATGTTGTAAGAATGGATCTTGCACTGAACGCACGCCATCAGAGTGTGCGTTCCTTAACGGTTCGTTTGGTGGTATTGGTTCAAAGTGTGACACATACGCAAATTGTCAAGATAGCGGATCGCCAGACGAATGTTGCCCAACAGGTAGATGTTGCTACGGTGATTCGTGTTCAGAAAACATCAGACAATCTGAATGCGTAGGCACATGGACTGAGGGTGCTTCATGTCCATCTTGCTCCGAGACTGATTTTGTAGATGAATGCTGTGAGGATCGGTCTGGTGCATGTTGTAATGAGGAAACCGGAGAGTGTACGGAGGCATTCAATACTGATGATTGCCCACCCGGAACAAAAGCAAATCCCGGTGAAACCTGTGACACAATTAACTGTGAGGCTCCTGACGGAAGATGTTGTAAAGAATGCGACGTTGATCCCGACTGTCCACTTCAAAATACAGGATTCAAAAGGGACGGTGGTATTACAAAACAAGCAGATTGTGACGGGGAGTGGGACTCCAACCCGGATCGTGCGTGTGGTGGTTGTGATCCTTGCCCGGACCCCGGAGGACCGGGAAGATGTTGCGAGGCAAATGGACTCATATGCAACGATAATGTTTTACAGGCTGATTGTGCCGGTTTTTGGTTAGAAGGGGCTTTGTGTTTTGAAGTGGACCCCTCAAACCCAAGCCCCGTCGCACCAACAACCAACACCTGTCCATCTATTCCCCGACCCGGACCCCCCGGCTGTAACTGTCCATGTGGGTGTACCAGAGTAAACGGCGATTTATACACAAATTGTTTCGGGCAAGGTTTTGTGTCAGAATTTGCTTGTTGTATTGTTGCCACAGATACTTGTCCGCAGGGGGGATGTCAATACAATCCGGGTTCCGCTCCGACTTGGTGTGGAATTTATAACCCACCCTAATCTTAAGGAAAAAATTATGACTTTTGACTACGATAAATTAAATTCATCAGTGACCACTGTTCCTGTTCAATTGAGAAACCCAAACGTCTTTTCAACAAATAAGGTTGGTGTGCAAGTAAATAATTACATGCTGAAGGATCGTGCAATTATGGCACACCCCGTTGTCATGGCACAGAACGAAACAATGAAAAGAACAAGAAAGGGGTTGTTTAATTTTAAACTTGATTTTGCGGACTCAAGGAAAACTTCATATCAATTGACCACCAAAGACGAGATCCCAAAATTAAACAGAGAGCCAGTGAGGTCGGATATTAACCCAAACGACATTCTACCTTTTTTCTCAAGATTGGGAACAAATTATGTTTACGATGACGGAATTGCTCCCGCTGTTCAAGATCGGTTTGTGCCAATTCAACGTCTTATCAAACGAGGTGTTTTAAATTTGATTCGTCGTGGAAATAAAATTATCACAGATATTAGTCGTTCTTTTCCTGCAAAAAGGCAAAAAATTAAAAGTGAATTTGTTTTTGTGGATGAAACAAAACCAAACCCCGCTGGAGAATTCAATTTTCAAAATGGTCCGGTAGAAGAATTTATCGAAAGAGAGAAAAATTTTACAGATCAAGAATACATCTCATACCACTCTAATGTCGAACTGTTAGTAATGAAACCAGTTACAATAAATCAAGAAGGACAAACTTTCAATGATGATTATGCAGTTTTCTTTTCAGAACTCATGCAAAGATCATTCTTGAGTTTTGACTCATCGAGTCAGACAGAGGTTCCACTCAAAGAATTAACAACACATCCATACTATGACACCCAGATAACTCAGGGCATTCCTAGCCTAAATAATAATACCCTACACCAATCTTTCATGGTATTTGACTACTCCAAAGGTTCCCAAAAACTAGAGGATGGTGATACGATTGTCAATGCGACACTTAGACTCAAAGTTAAGTCACACTTCGGAGAAAGAGACTTTCCCTCTCACGTTTACGCAGCACAGGTTACACCTTTGTTTGGTGAATTAAAATGTGACCCAAGAATTTTTGAAGTCGCAAGAGTTAAGAAAGACATTTCAACTGTGCAAGCAACCACGGACAAGTCGGGTGAAACAAAAAATGTCACCACGATGAAAGCACCATCAACACTAAGATACGATCCAGAAGATACCTTCTCCAAGTGGGACTCACCATATGGCACGGGACCGGATGATATCGACACGACTTTAACAAGTGAGTTTACTATCAGTGAGCCTATGCAAGAGGGACAATTTATTGATATTGACATCACTGAGTTGCTTAGAGATGCGATCAAAAATAGATCACAAGTTTTGCGTGTTGTCGTTCGTCCTAAGTCTTCGTACAGAAATGACGGCAAGATTTATATTGGTAATGACATGTATGTGGCAGAGGGTGGCTTCGGTCAGGGCAACCACTGGTTTGAATTCTTTGATGAGGTTGGGGATCGACCACAGGTAATCATCAAGGCTACTTTGAAACCGACATCTTCACGATCACGGATCAATTCATTCAAAAAGATTCGTCCCGGCAGTGCTGTCACAAAGTAATTGCTTTGGGTTAGCCTTGTAATACACATCAATGACTCGTTTGAGTTCGGGAACAAACTCAAGAGGATGCTTCACAAAGATTTGGTTTGCACCGTCTTCTGACGAAATCAAAATCACAATCTGATCGATGCTTTCGCCCATCATCTCATGCCACATGATGGAGTATGCGGTGGCTTGGCAGAAATAGTTTGTAATTTTGTCTGGGTTTTTCTTGCGAGTTGAACCCTTGAAGTCAATGATGCTCAACTTGCCATCAAACTCGGCAACGCAGTCAACCCGACCGGCAAGCCGAAGATTGTGACTCCACAGCGGGGCTTCCAATGCACGCACGTTGTCAATGCGATCCACGCCACGTTTCATATTGTGAAACAGCATGGCTTCGTTCGGCTGGAGTTCGCCAATTGGCTTGTTGTTTAGGTAGTTCTCGCACGCTTCGTGCAACGTGTTACCACGGACTTGGGTGCGGGTGGCTTCTTCGGGATTCTTCGCACGCCACTTTGCGAAGTGTTGGTTCTTCTCCCATCCACAAACAGTGGTCACAGACGGATAGTTCTTCTTGCCCGGAGTCAGGTAGAATCGACCGTTTGCGGTTTGGACTGTTTTGAGTTCCTCGATGGAGACAGGGGGAGCGATATGACTAAATTTCTTCACAAACATATTTTAGCAGTTCCTCACGAATTTCAACCCCCTATTTGGGGAAAATAGTTTATTTTGTTTTAGTTGTTTTTTATAAAAAAACTCAGAATCGGGGTATTTGATTGCGGAAACGATTACCTGCCGGAAGAATACCAATTCCGCTTCTTTTTCTAGAAGCCAAGCCTGTCGAGACAGTGCCAATATTCCATTTTCTTGCCATTAGGGCTTCGATAATTTGTCTTTGTTTATCAGGCATCGTCCCTTTTTTACAAATAAATTCACCAATTTTCATATCGCTTTGTCCAATTTTAAGATCACCATTACAGGAGAGGTTTGTGGTAAAAGCCGCCGATTTGACCTCTGTTCCATTTACATATGTTTTCATAACACCATCGGTTCGGACAACTTCAAGGAAAGTAGTTTTATTCAATTCAAGAGGCGAGCCGCCCGTTGAATATGGAACAGATGCACCAATACGAAAATCCATAAGAGTGGATATTTGAATACTGAAAGCATTGGAGCCTGACCCAGCCTGTTTTTGAATGATCGTGGTGCGAGATCCGAATGAACCGGCAGTTTCAAGTTCATACACCATACCGATATAAAAATCGCCTGTGCCGATGTTATCAATCATGTCTCCCTCTACGAGAACATCGGTTGCCGCACCACGACCACTTTCACCATCGGGGGCTAATGCAACAAGACCATTTATAGTAGTCAGTGCTGGTTGTAAGTTTGAGGTGGACTGTGCAAAATCAGCACCACCGGGAACCAAGTTCGCCCAACCCGAAACGGTGTTTGGATTATTAAGAAGATTTTTGGTAATACCTTTAGTCGCCGTAAACCAGCCGTCAAAGGCACTAATACCCATACCCGGAATCTTGCGACGAGAGATCGGTCGAGAACCAAGGGCATTTGCTTGGTGCATGTTTTTCTTGGAAGAAGAACTTTTCATATTAGGAAGCGATGTAAGAAACCGTTGCACCTGCGGCAGACGCAACTACAAAAACTTTTTCAAGGTTATCGACATCAATGAAAACTTCACCATCAAGATTATAACCACCATTGTCACCAGATGTTCCGACACTTGAGTTATGACCGATGTAAATAAGTTGACCATCAACTTCGGGATTCAAGCGAACACCAGAATTAAGTGGTGTCGTGGAGGCAAATGTAGAACCTAATGGGGACGATGGATTAAATTGACCCGTATAAATTCTTGGTTGACTGGTTGGCTGTCCAAATTTTGATCGACTGTATTTAGGTAGACCCATATTTTTTTCCTTTTACTTATTTAGCCTTCTTTTTCAACATCGCTGCTGTTTCTTTTGGAGACATATTGGCGTTGTATGCCTTCATCACATCATCTGGATTAACTTTTTTGTCAGAGTATTTCATACCCATCTTTTTCAACTCTTTGTCTAAATCAGCGATGTATGCCATCAAGGGTTTATCAATCCCTCTACGACCCATCGAGGAGTAAGTCCCCTTCTCCTCATCAATCGACTCTTTGAGTTTACCACGACTTTGCAACCTATTAGCAGCAAGGGAACTCATAAATTTAATATCTGCTTTATGAATTTGCATTAATTGTTCATCTGACATACGATCAAGCATGTCAGTCAATTTTTTATAAGTTGGCTTTGATGGATCAACCTTACCAATTTTTCCATACTCCTTCTTAAGCATGTTGAGTTGTGCGGTTGAGAACTTTGCACCCTCCATGATCGTCTCTTCCATTGCCTTGATCTGATCAAGATTCACTCGTTTGAGATAGTCACGCTGTTGCTTCGGAGTAAGTTTGCGACTTGATGGATCACCACGCAATGCAGCGATTCTTTTCTGTCGCTTTTTGTAAAGGTCAAAGTTATCCTTCTCTTGTCGTTTTCGCTTTTGGGCAGGAGTTTCCTTTGGTCCTGACATCGCTTGACGCAAGCCCTCTTCGACCTCTTCTTCTTTCTTCTTTTTGCCCTTGGCTTTGTAACCACTGGCAAAAGCAGCACGACGTTGAGCGTCACTTGCGAAACCCTCTTCGACGGAGTGACTGAATTCAAGTCCGAAGTCCTTGATCATCTTGGCAACTTTACGTCTTTCGCTCGCAGGCTTGTGTGCCTTGGAATCAAAGATGAGTGTAAGCATACCCGTTCTTTCGTTGAAGTGCGCACCCTCGTAGCCCTTGATCTTTCCTGTTCTGTTTGCAGCGGTCAAGGCACGGGTGATTCTCTCGTATTGGTTTCGGTCGCTCTTTGCCATGACGGTTGTTTCACCTGTCACTTCGTCAAGTTGCACATTGCCATCAGTAAACTCTGGGTGGTATGATGCCGCAAGATAAATTTTGCTAAAACCTTTTTTCTTCGCAATCTTTTGGGCTTCAACCTTTGCATCTTTGTATGGCATTTTGTTCGGTGACATATAAAATTCTTTACCGAATTTCTTATCACTGAAAGACCATCCACCAGTCTCGTCCTGTTTTGGACTCCTACCGTGGTCGGAGCGATAGTGTGAGGTATCAACAGTGGCTTCATCAATCTCCACACCCTCTTTGATTGGATACTCCATCAAGTCCACTTCAAATTGACTCATAAAACGTCTGAACTGACCCTCACTCTTGAAAGTGATTTCAAAAACACGACCTCTGCCACTTGGCTTTTCTGTAGCACGATCATATAAGCCAGTTTCCTTGGCAACTCTCATATCACGCCTTGCATCGCTTGGGCTACCTTTGAACATAACCCGTGCCTTGGTAGATTTCTGTTCATTCAACTTTTGATTCAGCGGATGAAAGAAAGGATTAGATGGATTGTCGTTGGGAGTTGGTGGTTTAAAATACATTAGTCGCTCTCCTCTGCGAGATACTCATTAATGTCGTAAGTTGCTGTGTTTTCCATGACATCTTTGACTTGGAGATACATGTCTGACAATGGATCGTAATACTTGCCTGCCTTCTTGTCATAGTAGTAGACCTGACCAGACTTTCTGCTACGGAACGGTCCCTCAAGACCTTCCTTTTCACGATTCGGGAAACGCTTTCTGTCAATTGGAGTCACCAACCGACCTCCTCGACCGACCTTCCCTTGGGCTACCATTTTGTTGTAGTGTTGTCTTGCGGACATCTCATCAAGTTGCACATCTTCAACAATTTTATGAACTCTACCACCCATCTTCTTAGCCAATGAAATAAGACGCTTATCATCCTTTGGTCCCATAGTGGAAACTTCAACTCCCGTCTTTCCTCCGGGCATCATCATAATGTCCGTTGAATTAGCAAGACTAAATGCTTTTCTCTCAAACTCCCGTGCGTCTTCAGTTTTGCGGAAAGTGAAAGTCATAACTTTTTCGTCAAGTTGCACATCTTCTTTCAAAACATCCATTCTAATACCAACTTTATCGGCTTTGAGTCTCTTACCAATGCCTTGTGCTTTGCCCAAGTCTTTCTTTGCAACTCGCATGGTTCCAGAGTAACGAACATATTCATGTTTGATTCTTGCTTTTTTCAGTGCATCAATAAACTTTTTTGCGGTGAACATGCGGTCATCTTGTGCAGCCTTTACATCAAAGTCATCAAAATCATCACGGCTCTCCTTGACCAGTTGACCAACTTTTGCACCGGGAAGTTCTCTGACTTGTTGACCAAACTTCTTCGTCTTTCTTGCTTCTTTCTCTGTCATGCCAGCAGCAACAATTTTGCCGTCTTGCACAATAGCATGAAACTTCTGTCCGCCCAGAGCAGAGACTTTCACGGGTCGCTTGTAAACACTGGCTTCGTCAATCTCAACATGATCCATCATCATTCTTTCAACATCAAACTTGCCGGGGTAATCTTTCACAATCTGGTCAACAACCTTCTTGACGTTACCTCTGTGTCTCTTGAGCAGATTGCTAACGAGTGTGTCATCCTGTTCGCCAACCTTATAGCCTTTCGCACGCAGCATCTTGAAGACCTTCTCATTATCGCTGCCTTTGTATCTCTTCATCATCTTACGATAG